TTATTTAAACAAATATAATGGTAAACTACCTGAAATGGATCAACAAACGTTTGAAAGTATAACAAACGATATAGGTAAAGAACAATTTAGATTAGATTTATCCGAATACATTGCTAAACACAGACCAGAGTTTCCTTTAAAAGAAATATCTTATGAAAAAATGCGTCAGGCATTTAAAGGTTTGCAAAAACAAGATGTTTGGGAATATGTAAAGCCATTAGAACAATTAGAAAAAAATGTAAAAGAAAAATATGACGATTACAAATATAATTTTAAAGAATATGGTCTTGGTATTATAGACGCACCATCTATTTACAATGACATATCAAATTACTTTCATCAACATTTAAGATTGAATTGTGGTAGTTTTGGTTTCAAAGCACCTATAGATGTATGGGAGCGGGGTACAGCAAAAGATATATGGCGTTGTCTAGGTCCTATATGGCGTGGTATCAATGGTATGAAACCTGTTGAAGTAGATAACAAAATAGAATTAAGAGGTGGTAGATTAGATGATAAGAGTTACATGTCAGCGTTTAGATTAGGTACATATATTGCAACACAATTTAAACCTAATGTAGCAAAGACAATCTATCAGATGACAAATGCTAAAAGAGTATTAGATACATCATGTGGATGGGGCGATAGACTTGCAGGTTTCTTTACTAGTGACGCTGAAGAATATATCGGCTGTGATCCTAATCCCAATACTTACAAACAATATTTAAAACAAGTAGAAACATATAATAGTTTCTTATCTAAACCTAAAAAGGTAACTATCTATAACTGTGGTGCTGAAGACTTACCATGGGATAAAATTGATAATATAGATTGTGCATTTACAAGTCCACCATACTTTTCTACAGAAAGGTATAACGAGGGTGGTGAAAAAGAAGAAAATCAATCATGGCATAAGTTTGATGAGTATTCTAAATGGCGTGATGATTTTTATTTACCTGTCGCTCAAAAGAGTTTTGAGAGATCAAAGCATATGTTTGTAAACATTATGGATCCTAATATAAAAAACAAAAGATATTATAGTAGTGATGAACTTGTTGATAGTTTAAAAGATAACTTTGTAGGTCAGATAGGTATGAGGATTATGCAACGACCTAAATCAGATAAACTATTTGAAAGTGACGAAGAAAAAGCAGAGTTTATGAATAGAATATATATTGAAAACGTATGGTGTTTTTCAAAAGAAAAATTAGATTACTTTAGGCACAGTAGAAGGGCAACATTATTTTGATAGAAATAGCAGATATAAATTTAACAAACTTATGTAACGCTAGATGTCCACAATGTCAAAGAACATCACCACATGGTTTACATACAGCTATGAAATTACCATTGACAACTTGGTCGTTGTTAGATTTTAAAAACTATTTTCCTAAAAATACTTTAGATGATATGAAAGAATATAGTTTTTGTGGCACATATGGCGATCCTTTGATGGCAAAAGATTTAGAGTCAATTGTATATTACATAATGGATAATTCAAATGCAAAAGTTATAATTACTACAAATGGTAGTATTCGTAAAGATGATTTCTATATAAGATTAGGAAAATATTGTGGTAGAAGATTATCAATGGTTATAGATGTAGATGGTGTAGATGAACAAATGCACCAGAAGTATAGACGAGGTACATCATTAAAAAAATCATTATCTGCTTTAAAAGCATTATCTACTACAAATGCTATTCCTTTATCACAAACCGTTTTGTTTAAACATAATGAAAATTATGATAGACAAATAAAAAATCTAGCACTTAAAAATGGTTCTCACAATCATGTATCATATCCATCAGATAGATTTGATTTCTTACATGGTGATTTAAATACATTTAATTTTACAAATGAAGATGGTGAACATGAAACATTAGAGAGGGCTGTACATGTCAAAAATTATATGTAAATGGAAAGAATTAAAAAGATGTATGATTAATCCTGATGGTCAAGTCTTTCAATGTTGTTATCTAAAAGAAGATTTTCCAACAAATCATTTTAGAACTGATTGGGCAAATGATCCAGTAATAAGTAAATACAATTTTGATGAGAATAACTTAAAGAATCATACGTTGAAAAACATATTAAATAATGAATGGTTTACTAAAATTTTGCCAGATAGTTGGAAGAATCCTGATACAGCACCTGTTGCTTGTCAGATCAATTGTAAGGTTAATACGCTTGACAATAAACACAAATATGATATAATAGATACAATTAAGGAGAATTAATATGAGTGATTTTTTAAAAGACATAATAAAAGAAACTGGTAATGAATATGCCACACTAGTAAGTGAGGGTGTAGAAGCAGGTGACGTTGATTCATTTATTGACACAGGTTCTCACGCCCTAAATGCTTTACTATCAGGATCAATCTATGGTGGTATGCCATCAAATAAAATTACAGCAATTGCAGGTGAAGCTGCAACAGGTAAAACTTTCTTTGCATTAGGAATAGTAAAAGCATTTTTAGAAAAAAACAAAGACGCAGGTGTGATTTACTTTGAATCAGAAAGTGCCTTAACAAAAGAATTAGTTGAAAGTCGTGGTATAGACAGTAGCAGAATGGTTATTGTACCAGTTGCCACAGTACAAGAGTTTAGACATCAATCAATTAAAGTGATTGACAAATATATAGAACAAGACGAGAAAAATAGAAAACCTATTATGTTTGTTTTAGATAGTTTAGGAATGTTATCTACTACAAAAGAAATGGAAGATACTGCCGAAGGTAAAGAAACAAGAGATATGACTAGATCGCAGATTGTAAAAGCTGCATTTAGAGTATTAACTTTAAAACTCGGCAAAGCAAAAGTACCTATGATTATGACCAATCATACATATGATGTAATTGGTTCTATGTTTCCTCAAAAGGAGATGGGTGGTGGCTCTGGCCTTAAATACGCTGCAAGTAATATAGTATATCTATCTAAACGTAAAGAGAAAGATGGCAAAGAAATCATTGGTAATATTATTCATTGTAAAAATTACAAGTCAAGGTTGACAAAAGAAAATGCTATAATTGATGTAAGATTAACATATAAAGATGGCCTTGATAAGTACTATGGGTTATTGGAACTTGCTATCAAACACAATATATTTAAATCAGTATCAACAAGAATAGAACTACCTGATGGATCAAAACAATATGCTAAAACTATCAATAATGAACCTGATAAATTCTTTACTAAAGATGTTCTCGCTCAAATTGACGAGGCAGCCAAAAAAGAATTCCTCTATGGCGCAGAATAGATTTGTTTTTGCTCAACGTGATGTTGATGATTACAGTTGTATAAAGATTACGGAAGGCCCTTACAAGGATATCATATACACATATGGCCATGTAAAGTTTGCTTCTGAAGAAAATGAACGAGGTGAATTGCCTTTAAAGTTTGATTATGATATTAAAAAGAATCCTAATGATGTTGATACCACAAGTATTGATTTTAGAAACTATATAGGTGATATATTAATTGAAGTAGTTGAAAAACAATTAGAAAATGGATCAATTAAATTTGAAAAATAATTATATAAAAACATATGATAATGTATTGACAAAAGATCAATGTCAACATTTAATTGATAAGTTTGAAGACTCAGCTTCACAACAAGTCAAAACAATATTAGATGATCATATGTCATTTACAGAAATCAATATTAGTATGCATAATGATTGGCAAGAGTATTCTGATATTCTTTTTCCTAAGTTTAGAGAGCTTGTTGACAAATATACAAAAGATGTTAAAATAGATGATATAAAACAATGGCCAGAGAAATTTGGTTTTGAACAAATAAGATTTAAAAAATATGAACCTAACGGTGAAGATGAATTTAAGACACATGTAGATGTGACTAACTATAATAGTGCTAGAAGATTTTTAGTTTTTTTTATGTATTTAAATGATAACGATGGCGGCGAAACAACATTTCCTGATTATGATATTAAGATTAAACCAGAGGCAGGTAAAGTATTAATGTTTCCACCACTATGGCCATTTAAACATGCAGGAGAAAAACCAATCAATCAACCAAAGTATATTATAGGGAGTTATCTACATTATGTTTGAGAAGACACTTTTATCCAACCTAGTCTTTAACGAAGACTTTACAAGAAAAACATTACCATTTATTAAACCTGGCTTCTTTAGAAATAGAGATGAGGTTACTCTATTTAATATCATAAGTGATTTTGTTGTCAAGTATAATAATCTCCCTACAAAAGAAGCAATTGAAATTGAATTGTCAAACGACAAGACTCTTACCGAAGACGAATTTAAAAATACAAAATTATTATTAAACAGTTTACAACATGAAGAAGTTGAACAACAATGGTTGTTAGATACAACAGAAAAGTTTTGTAAAGATCGTGCTGTGTATAATGCAGTATTACAAGGTATCAAAATCATAGATGGTAAAGATAAGAAACATACACCAGAAGCGATACCTAGTATCTTATCAGAAGCGCTTGGCGTTTCGTTTGATAGACATATAGGGCATGATTATCTTAATCAGGCAGATGACCGATTTGAATATTATCATAGAACTGAAGCAAGATTAAAGTTTGATCTTTCATACTTCAATAGAATTACAAAAGGTGGCCTACCACCTAAAACTTTAAACATTGCTCTTGCAGGTACAGGTGTAGGTAAATCTTTGTTTATGTGTCATGTTGCAAGTAGTGTTATATCGGAAGGTAAAAATGTATTGTATATAACTTTAGAAATGGCTGAAGAACGTATCGCAGAAAGAATTGACGCTAACTTGTTAGATGTAACTATTGATGATCTTTATGAAATGCCAAAAGAAATATACGATAATAAAACATCTAAAATGCAAAACAAAACCAATGGTCAATTAATTATCAAAGAATATCCTACGGCGTCTGCTCATGCAGGTCATTTTAAATCTTTGCTAGATGAACTTGCCCTAAAGAAAGCATTTAAACCTGATTTAATATTCATTGATTATTTGAATATATGTACTAGTAGTAGATTTAAAGGTGGCAATATTAACTCATATACTATGGTTAAATCTATCGCTGAAGAATTAAGAGGTCTTGCAGTACAATATAATGTACCTATTGTATCTGCTACACAAACAACTAGAACTGGTTATCTATCAAGTGACGTAGGACTTGAAGATACTTCAGAATCATTTGGTCTTCCTGCAACTGCTGACTTTATGTTTGCTCTAATATCAAATGAAGAATTAGAAGAACTAGGCCAAATCAAAGTTAAACAGTTAAAAAATCGTTATAATGATCCTGCTGTCAATCGTGCATTTATAATAGGTGTAGATAGAAGTAAGATGAGATTGTATGATGTAGAACAATCTGCTCAACAGATTGTAGATAGTAACCAAGAAAGTAAGGAGAAGATTGAAAAACCATCAGGCCCACAATCTGCTGAGGTTTATGATAAATTTTCGGATTTTAAAATATGAAGAAAGATAAAATAATAGAAGAATTAAAAAAAGTTTACGATCCTGAAATGCCATCTATTGATGTATTCAATTTAGGCTTGATTTATGATATTGATATAAAAGAAGAAAATGTTACAATCACCCATACACTAACCTCTATGCTTTGCCCTATGGCAGATCAGATACAAAAAGATATTAAAGAGGCAGTAGAACGTGTAGCAGGTGAAGGTAATGTAAAAGTTATATTGACACATACTCCACCATTTAGTAGAGATATGTTAAGTGAAGAAGCTAAATTAATACTAAACCTGTAAGGATAACAATGGCAACAAAAAGAAAAAGAAAACCATCAATATACTATAAAACTGAAATGGTCAAAGTAAAAAATGAAATACTTTGGCGAGCTGTTGAAATGCCAAGTAAGTTAGTAATAAAAGAGTCCTTCTTTGAAGAAGATGTAAAAGAAACTGTCAAGTTTCAGAATAAACACAAAACATTTGGTGTGTTTGGTTTTCCACCTTTCTTTGATTGTAGAGATGAAAAAGAAAAATTGTTAGATAGGGGTAAATCTAATTACAATCCTAGAACAAGTACACAAAGAACTGCCCGATAGATATACATAAATATATGTATGGCAGACTTAACAACATTAGCAGAATCAGCACAGGCACTATTTTGTTCAATCGCAGATTACATAGGTGTTAAAAAAACTAATCAACTTTTTGACCCTAAAAAGTATCCTGATTACACAGACTTTAGAAGTCAAATAAATGAAGCTACTTTACAAGCAGCTCATAAAAATATAGAAACACCTGGTGTATTTCTAAATGAATTAGAATTATTTTTAAAGAAAGATACTAAATGGTACGTATCATCTTTACAGATTGCAAAAAAATTAATCAACGACATAACTAAAATAGATCCCGATTTTAAAATAGCTAAACAAGGTTTTCAGAATATTTTTTACTATAGAGGTGACCAAGAAATAATGGGAACTATAGAGAAGTTATTTAAGATAGCAAACAAGTCAGGTTATAAATCACAAACTAAATTTGGTAATTTAAACAAATGGAATCCTGCAGACATATATCTTGCAACAGATAAAGCTAAAAAGGCACTAAAAGAAGAACTAAAAGGTGCAAAAGAAAAAGTTTATGGTTTTCAAAATCTTAATATTATTACATCTGATCTAATAGATAGTGGTGATTTATTTCCTTTATCACTTAAAAAAACAACAAAAGAAGCCCAATTACAAATGGTAAACTTTGATAGAAAAGAAGAAATAAAATATATCAAAAAAGTTGCTATCAAAAGTGTAACTGATTGGCAACCATATAAGATGGTTAAGTATCCTGCAAAAGGTAATACAAGAGATATGAGAATACTATTGGAATCTGGCGGTGATATAAAATTAAGACACGACCCTAGTGCAAAAAGATTTGTTGCAGAAGCTATATTCTCAAAGGCAGAGGCAAGAGGTGGTTCAATTGGCTCTATAAAAGTATTATCAGAAATTATACACTTTGTAAATCCAGATGTTGCAAAACAAATACTTGACAAGTATAAAAAAGGTGAACAAAAATATTTTGAAGCATTAAAGAAGATAGAATATTTAAGAAAAGATAAACCAAGATTTGATTATGAGAGAGGTGCTATAAGTGCCATATATGTTATCAACGAAGTTATGCCTGTACTTAAAAAGTTTTTTGCAGAAAACAAAAAAGACGAAGGCAATAAAGTATTAAGATTGATGTTTGAGTACATAACATCAAGGACTCCCCTATCAGGTAAATTTGTAATAGCAAAATAGTATAAATAGTCTAGTAAGAAGTGATTTATTATGGGATTATTGATATTTTTTGCTTGACAAAAGCACAATTTTTTGTTATAATGGGTATAGTGGGAGAACAATGTATAGTTTTAAACAATATTTAAATGAGGCAAAAAACACTCATTTAGAACATTTAGAAGACGAAATTATTAATAACGGATACCAAGGTGGTGTCAATGCTGTAGAGTTTCTTAAATCTATAAGAAACATGCTTGTTGGTTCATCTCGTAGAAAATTAAACGTATCTGTTAAATGGGATGGTGCACCTGCTGTATTCTGTGGTATTAATCCTGAAAACGGCAGATTTTTTGTAGGATCAAAATCTGTATTCAACGTAACTCCTAAAATAAATTACACACAATCAGACATTAGAAAAAATCACGCAGGCGGTTTAGTAGATAAACTATCTGTATGTTTAAAAGAATTACCAAAATTAGGTATCAAAGGTGTTGTACAAGGCGACTTGTTGTTTACACCTGGCGACATTAAGTCCGTATCTATAAGAGGTGAGGATGCTCTCGCATTTACACCTAACACTATAACATACGCTGTACCAGAGAATACTGACCTTGCACGTAGAATCAAAAGAGCTAAACTAGGTATCATTTTTCACACTTCTTACACAGGCAGAAAGATGGCCGATCTCAAAGCAAGTTTTGGCGTTAATGTAAATCGTTTTGCAAAGACGCCAGCAGTATTTTTTGATGACGCAAGTTATAAAGACTCATCTGGTGTTGCTACATTTACTACAACAGAAAGTGCTCAGTATGATAGTATGTTAAGAATGGCAATGGGATCAATATCAAAAGGTAAAAAAGTTTTAGACTTATTAAAAAGACAAACTAATATGTTATCAGTAGGTATGAGATTAAAAATATTTTTCAATACTCAAATAAGAGCAGGACAATCTATACAGAACGTCAGAAAATTACAATCAGAATTTAGAACATATTACGCTAAAGTATTAGATGACGAAGCGTCAAATAAAAAAACTGCTAATGCTAAAAAGAAATACGAACAAATAAGAAACGATGGTTTAAGATTTATTGATAGCAACGAAAATGAAATTTACTTTGCTATGGCTAGTTACATAACTTTACAAAGAGTTAAAAACTTTTTAGTTAATAAAATGAATCAAATTAAATCAATAGGAACTTTCTTACAAAAGGGTAATGGGTTTGAAGTAACAAATCCTGAAGGTTATGTTGCTGTAGATAGAATGGGCAACGCAGTAAAATTAGTAGATAGACTAGAGTTTAGTACCGCAAACTTTACT